TTAGAGCTTGCTCAAGACTTGAAGGCAGTCCACGGACTAGATGCCGAGTCTGAGTTGGCAAACATTCTTTCAACGGAAGTTCTCGCTGAGATCAACCGTGAAGTTGTAAGAACTGTTTACAAGATCGCTCGCCCAGGCGCACAAAACAACACAGCAACTGCTGGTACTTTCGACCTAGACGTTGACTCCAACGGTAGGTGGTCAGTTGAAAAATTCAAGGGACTTCTTTTCCAAATCGAGAGAGACATGAATGCCATCGGGCATGAAACTCGTCGTGGGAAGGGCAACATACTCATCTGCTCTGCTGATGTAGCATCTGCTCTGTCTATGGCTGGTGTCCTCGACTACTCTTCAGGCATCAACGGTGCTGTAGGTGGACTTGGAAATGTAGATGACAACTCTTCTACACTAGTTGGAACCCTTAACGGACGCATCAAGGTCTATGTTGACCCTTACTCTGCTAACGTAAGTGACAATCACTTCTACGTTTCTGGATACAAAGGATCTTCTGCTTATGACGCTGGTCTATTCTATTGTCCTTACGTGCCTCTACAAATGGTCAGAGCCGTAGGTCAAGACACCTTCCAACCAAAAATTGGCTTTAAGACTCGTTACGGAATGGTTGCAAACCCATTTGCTGAAGGTCTTACTCAAGGTGTTGGCGCATTGACTGCTAATGCTAACCGTTACTACAGACGTGTTAAGGTTACAAACCTAATGTAATATCGATTACGATATCCACACAGAGAGACCCTACGGGGTCTCTTTTTTTGTGCTAGTATACCTAAATATTGATGTAGAAATAGGTACTAGCCATGAATGGCAGACTAAATAAGGTCCAGATGACTGATAAACTTCTGAGACTCAAGCACGAGTTGGATGACAAGTGCTCTCGTAATGAGATGGGTGAGTGGGAATGCGTCGGTGCGAACAAGTATCTTTACAAAGTAATGGACGTGCTGGACGAATTTTATATGTAGTGCTACAATGGACCGATGACGGAAGAAATGATAAAGCAGATCTCCTACACTAAGGAGGAGGTCGATATACTAATAGCAAATGCCGTAGAGGAAGCGAGAAAGATTGACGAGAAGTCAATGGCAGACCATAACTTCAAAGCAACTATCATCAGTATGATCCTAGGGTTTATTTGTCTAGCTTTATTTGTTGATGGTCTACTAAGAATCTTGGGAATTATCCCACCATTCATGGATCTAGATGTCAATGTAATAGATGATATAACAGAGAAGATAGAGCAAGATATATTACCACGAGCAATTAGTGAAGTGCAGAAGTATAAAGGATATATACCAAGAATATAAATATGTTAAGCAAGGACTATAGACTTAGACTGTCTATCATTGCCTGTAAAACTAAACTTAACAGGCATGTCAGTCTAGAGGATAGAATTTGGGCTCAAAAATTAGTTGAGCATAACAACCATGCCAGGGGTATCTGGGAGAGATTGACGTATGACTACTTGGAACAAGCAAATAGAGAATAGGAACTTCCTATCCCCGATAGGGTTCAAGTTTAGTCTTGCAAAATACCCAAAGGTATCTTATTTCTGTCAGACTGCTAACATACCTAGCATGAATCTAAGTATTCAGCAGCAGTCAACACCCTTTAGATCACTACCATTAGAAGGATTCATAGAATATGATGCTTTAAACCTGTCATTTTTGGTAGATGAAAATTTAGAAAACTATTTAATACTACACAACTGGATACGTGCACTAGGTACTCCTGATAGCACTACTGAGAGACAAGAATTTGTTAATAAGATGCAGCAGTTGTTTGGTAACAAGGATCTGTATGCTGATGCTACACTAATGGTTATGAATAGTAACTTCCAACACAACTTTGACGTAGTGTTTGAAGACTTGATACCCATAGGGTTGAATGCATTGGAGTTTAATGCTACAGTAGATGGCACAGAGTATGCTACCGCAAGTGTATCATTCAGATATCTTGCATATCAAATTAGAGCTAAGGAAGATACGAAACGTAATAAGCAATTAGATTAAATGACAGTACGTTATGAGGAATGTCCTGCATTCCCAGTGAGGTTCTTCAAGTTTCATGCTTCTGAAGAACTAACCCATGCTACACTTGAAGAAGTAAAGAAGTTAGAATACCAGAGACGCAATGAACCTGCTGGTGTTGGGACAAGTACCTATCTACAGACTAGAGAGGAGTTTCTCCCTATCCATAAATGGTTTCAAAACTGTGTTGATTCCATTCATAAGAATGAAGGGTACCACTGCGACAGGTTAGTGGTCAATAAGTCGTGGGCTAATAGATCTGATGCTAAGACGGGAGATAGACATGACTTTCACCGTCACCCTATGAGTTACCTTAGTGGGATATTCTATCTTACTCATGGAGCACCTACTATATTCTTAGATCCTGTAAAGGATAGAGAGTGGGGACAATTTCATTTGGATGGGTACCCTGATAAGGACTGTAAACTATTCTCACACCTAGGTCCAGGTGGTTTGATGGTGTTTCCTAGTTATGTTATCCATGCATCAGAACCAAATATTGAGGATGTGGATAGGTATAGCATAGCATTTAATACATTTCCTCAAGGAGAATTTGGTGGACCGTATGGATGTGATGTGACAGTTAATGCAGTAGGTGATTATCTATGAATCTTGAGAAAATTGAGGAGTTGTGGGCAAAGGATGCTGAAGCATTCTTCGATCACAGGGAGTTACCTGAGTTGCTTGCCAACGATAGTATGGAAACTCCTAGACTTCATGCAAAATACTTGCAACTATACAATGAATTTAAACTTATGCTGTCTGATGCACAGACAAAGTATAGTAAGTTGTATAAAGAGAAGTGGTTATATTATAATGGGAAAGCACCCTCGTCTGTATACGCAGAGAAACCCTTTGATCTTAAGGTATTGAAGGGTGATCTTGATATGTTCATCAATAGTGATGATGATATGTGTCGTTCCAAGCAGAAGATAGACTACCTAGAAACTTGTATAAATTCTATTGATAGGATACTTAAAGAGATCCATAATCGTGGGTTTGCTATTAAGAATACTATTGAAATTGTAAAGTATTATGGGATTCGATGACCACCATCACAAAGAAGAACGAAGTCTTCCTGAAGGTGGAGGCGGAACCTCATCTTCATAAAGAATTAAGTGAGCATTTTCAGTTTGAAGTGCCTGGTGCTAAGTATATGCCAGCAGTCAAACGAAGATACTGGGATGGAAAGATAAGATTGTATTCACCTGGTACTGGTGAGATATATGTTGGTCTATTTGATTACCTTACTGATTACCTAGAGCAAAAGGGGTATGAATATGAGGTTAACGACGATAAATATTATGGTAGACCTGATGAAGTAGAAGATTATGTCACACCTGAAGGCACAGCGGCTTTTGTTCGTGCTCTTAGGCTCCCCTTTAAAGCAAGAGATTACCAGCTTAAAGGAATTTACTCTGCGCTTAAATTTCGTCGCAAGCTTTTACTATCCCCCACGGGATCGGGCAAGTCATTAATAATCTATGCTTTGGTGCGTTGGCACCTGTTGAAAGAGAGGGAGATATTAATTATTGTACCAACTGTGTCTCTAGTAGAGCAGTTGTCTAAAGATTTCCAAGACTATGGTTGGAATACCAATAAGATACACAAAATTAGTGCAGGAGAAGAGAAATATGTCAGCAATCCAGTCGTTATATCAACTTGGCAGTCTATCTATAAGGAACCCCGTAAGTTTTTTGAACGTTTTGATGTCATTATCGGGGATGAAGCACACCTTTATAAAGCTAAGTCACTCACGAGTATTCTTACTAAGTGCTATGGTGCGAAGTATAAGGTAGGATTAACTGGTACCCTAGATGGTATGGAAGCACACCAACTAGTTCTAGAAGGACTGTTTGGTAGGGTAGATAGGGTCACCAAGACAGTAGAATTAATGAAGAAAGGACACCTGACACCACTAAAGGTGAGGGTTGTACTACTAAGACATGGATGGGTACCCTTTGATCACTACCATCAGGAGATGGATTACCTGTGTATGCACACCAGACGTAGTAATTTCATATGTAATCTAGCACTAGATCTAAAGGGAAACACTCTAGTGCTTTTTAATTACATAGAGAAACACGGAGAACCGTTGTGGGAAATGATAAATAATAAGGTAAGTAAAGATCGTAAGATCTTCTTCATACATGGCGGTGTTGATGCTGTAGAAAGAGAGGAAGCACGTACTATATGTGAGAGTGAAAAAGATGCTATAATATTAGCATCCTACGGAACCTTCTCTACTGGTATTAACATTCGTAATCTACACAATGTTATCTTCGCTTCACCTAGCAAGTCTAGGGTAAGGAATTTACAATCTATCGGACGGGTATTGAGGAAGGGTGATAATAAAGCACAGGCAGTATTGTATGATATTGCTGATGACTGCTCTAAAGATCACCAATACAACTACACTTTGAGACATCTTGCCGAGAGGATAAAGATTTACGAAGAAGAGAGTTTTGATTATGAAATAACAAAGGTTAATCTTAAGAGATGACAATCAATTATATTAGACACGAGCAAGAATTCTTTGGTGTTATTAAGATGAAGTCTGGTGAAACCATACTGGGCACCATGATTGCGACAGAGGAAGATGCTTCACCAGGTAAAACTGTATTTTATATACAGGATCCTGCAACACCACACAACCATCAGATTGAAAAGGATGGTCAGACTGGTATGGCAGTAGGACTACTCAAGTGGATGATGTTTTCTGACGAAGAATTCTATATGGTTAACGAAAGTGATGTTGTTACAGTAGCACCTATGTCTATGGAGTCTGTCCTCATGTATAAAATGTGGGTCAGAAAAGAGAAGGGTGGTAATCATTCTGAGGTAGAGATTAAGATCAATAAGAATATGGGATTAGTGGGTAAAGTATCTAACTTTAGAGGTCAATTAGAAGACTTCTGGAAAAGAACTAACTCCGTTGACAATAAGTAAATAATACTATACAATGTATACAGGTGAGATAATCATATGGCAGCCGTGGCAAGAAAACAAAAACAACATTACGTTGACAACAAGAAATTTTTAGCTGAGATAACTAAGTATCGTGAGGCTGTCGATGACGCACGGGCTTTAGACAAAGAGAAACCGAGAATAACACACTACCTAGCAGAATGTTTTCTAAAGATAGCAACACACCTATCATATAGACCAAACTTTATTAACTACATGTATAAAGAAGACATGATCTCTGATGGTGTAGAGAATTGTGTCCAGTATATTGATAACTTTGATCCTGCCAAGTCCAAGAATCCTTTTGCATATTTCACACAGATAATTTACTACGCATTCCTCAGACGTATTGCTAAAGAGAAGCGTCAGATGGATATAAGAGACAAATTAATAGAGAAGAGTGGGTATGAGCAAGTCTTCCACTCAGATAATAATGATGACCACTCTGAGATGAATAGCATCAAGGGTCGTATTGAAACAAACATGAGAAACTGATGTCTGATTTATGGGCTGGTTATAGATCAGCAGTTTTTGACATGTTCCCTGACTTGGTTTTTGAATCTAACCATGCAACTTGGGAAAATAAGAAAGGCACTAAGTTAACTGCTGACCTATACTCAGGTCAGTATTTTATTAAGTCTAGGCACGTTGATATATGGGACGGAAAGAAGCTTAATATACACAATAATATCATCTATCCTAAGACTGGTGCTAATGTCCCCTGTTTTGGTATGGATCTGATGGGATTCAGTGAGAAGAAAGTCATAATAGTATTTGATTTCCAGCATCCAGTAGAGAATTTCCTATTAAAGGTACCACCATTACCTAAAGCAGAAGGTACCTATCGTTTCTTTGAGCCAGGTAATCATTTCTCTGAGAATATATTTGTAAGATACTGTGATGCAGCTAGTGTTGATGTATATCTACCAACGTTTAGATACTATCTGTCTCTATACAAGGAGATGATAGAAGAAGCAAAACCTACTGGCACTGACACCAGTTTGTATAGAGATTTTGATAGTTATATGATAAGATTAGACCCTATTTCAGGGTATCTAGGGGCTGCTTTCGGGAAGGAAGAGTCTGACAAATTGATTAAAGAATTCTTTTTTAGTTATGCATAGAGATTTTGCACAAGATGTAGCAATGCTTCTGTCTTTTACTATGCAGGATCTACCTGGCGTGGAGAAGATAGAGAGTCCTTTAAAGGAAGTGAAGAAGGAAGGGTTGATCATCAAGAATACCATGTATAAATCACCTGTCTTAAGGAAGATGCACCTTGAGTTGGCAGAGATTAATGACATGAAGATACTACACTGTGTCTTATTTCCTGATCCTCATTACAAACTACCTATATTTGGGTGTGATATTGTTGCTACTGAGAAGACAGTGACTGCTGCTATCGTTGATGTATCTCCTGTGCATGGAGTGCCAGATGAATTCTATACTAAGATAAGAGAATTGAGTAATGAATATCATTTCAAGGGTAGAAGACCACTACCATTGTGGGGTGATGAAATCTTCTCACCTTACTGTAAGTTTACAAGACTGAGTGAGGAGATAGATATAGCAAACTTCTATTGTATTATCCTCCATTACCTTGGAGCATTCCGTGAGGCAGTATTAGATGCTAAGAAGGATACCTTCTGGGTTGATGTGATGAAGAGACTTGATGATCAGGTATGGTATTGTCAGCAGCAGAAGAAAAATGATAAGACACGTGGTATATTAGAGAAATGGTTTGACAAGGAGTTTGCAGACATGTATATGAATGAGGTATTATTCGATGAGCCAGCAATTAAGTAGATCTAAAGACAGCACTGTCCATAAACTATTCTATACACCTGTATATCAGGGTCATATAGATCCTCCTGAAGGTCTGCATGAGATGTTGCAAGAGAAGTATAAACAATGTCATAAGGCAGCATGGGCATCAGAATCTAACCTCTCTACTGGTGAGTTGGGTATGGATCTAATGAAAGAACCTCTGGTTGCTGAGGTTATAAACGTAATGATGGGTGCTGTGATAGAGTATTGGGATCAACACTTACACTTTGCACCTGCTCAGATAGAACCTACCTCATGTTGGTCTAACATACACCAGAAAGGTGACTGGACTGGAGAGCACTCTCATTCCAGTGGTATGTTTGGATGTCATATAGCATCTGTATACTATTTGGAGAAGGGTGAGGGTGGTGATATTCAACTCTGTGATCCATTGGATTATATTCGTAGGTTGACTCCCTTGCAAGAAGACCACGGTGATGCTATCATATCTGAGACCTTGCCAACTAGGACAGGAGACTTCCTATTATTTCCTGGTTGGATACGGCATCGCACAGAGTTTGCAACTAGTAGAAGGCAAGCAATTAGTATAAACTTTAACGGAAACATTGTATGAAAGTACTTCTAATAACTGATCAGCATTTCGGAGTGAGGAATGATAATCAGCATTATGTTGATAGGTACCGTAGATTTTATACAGAAACAGTTCTACCTAAGATTGATGAAGAAGGTATCACAGAAGTATTATGTCTAGGTGATACATTTGATAGAAGAAAGGGAGTTAATTTCTCCTCCCTAGAAGCAGCAAAAGAGATGTGGTTTAGACCCCTTGCTGACAGAGGAATTAAAATGACAATGTTGCTAGGAAACCATGACATCTATTTCAAAAATACTCTCCGTGTTAATAGCCCTGAGCTTCTTCTTGGGGAGTTTGATAATATTGAGATCATTTATTGTCCAGGTGAGAGGCTTATAGGTGGCACTAAGATGATGCTTATCCCTTGGATCTGTGATGAAAACCGTACAGCATGTATGGAAGCAATCAGGGATACCGATGCTAAGTATTGTATGGGTCATTTTGAATTGAATGGTTTCGATCCGATACCTGGTTATACTATGGATCATGGTGATGACCCAAACCTTTTAAAGAAGTTTAAGATGGTGTGCTCAGGTCACTATCATTTTAAAAGTACGAAGGCAAATATTAGTTACCTAGGTAACCCTTGTCAGTTATACTGGAATGATTACCAGTCAAAAAGAGGGTTTCATATTCTAAATAATGGTGAGTTGGAATTCTATGAGAATCCTTTCAAGACTTTTCATAAAATATATTACAACGACAAGTTAAATCTATCACCAAAAGAGATTAAAGACCTTGACGGAATGTATGTAAAGGTTATAGTAGAGGAGAAGAATGATCAAGTTAAGTTTGATAGTGTAGTCCGCAGACTGCAAGCTGCTGATCTAGCAGACCTTAAGATCATTGAGGATATGTCATATGAATTGGATGATGTTGATGATGATATTGAGATTGAGGACACATTGACTATACTAGAGCAGTGTGTATCTGACTTTGATAATAAAGAAGGTATATTTAAGATACTAAAATCACTATACATGGAGGCTGTGGAGGTCTAATGTTTGTGCTACTAGACAAAAAGACTGGTGGTGTGTATGCTGTAAGGGATGACAACCACACTGAACGTGTTGTCCAGATATTTCTTGACAGAGATGATGCTGTACGTTATTATCAGATGTTGAAAGCTGACAGCTATCCTAGGAAACTATCTGTCCAAGAGATAGAAGAGGATCAAGTGAAGGAAAACTGCACGATGCATGGATATGCATTCAGTTTCATCAGTCCTGACGATTTTGTTATACCACCGCCACAAGATTGAATGATCGTATTTGAAAAGATTCGTTGGAAGAATTTCCTATCTACAGGTAACTCTTTCACAGAGGTGAATATTACTGATTCTCAATCACATCTGGTCGTAGGACCTAATGGTGCAGGGAAATCTACTATGTTAGATGCTCTGTGCTTTGTTTTGTTCAACAAACCATTTAGAAAGATCAGTAAGGGTCAGTTAATTAATAGTATAAATGAAAGAGAGACGGTAGTAGAGATAGAATTCAGGATAGGTGGAGTAAATTACAAAGTTATTAGGGGGATTAAACCAAATGTATTTGAAATTTATAGAAACGATAAACTACTTGATCAGGATGCTGCAACCAAGGACAGCCAAAAGTATCTTGAGCAATCAATTATCAAGTTCAACTACAAGTCATTCACACAGGTTGTCATCCTTGGTTCATCCACATTTGTCCCCTTCATGCAACTCAATGCCCCTGTCAGGAGAGAAGTTATTGAAGATCTACTCGATATCCAGATCTTCTCAAGAATGAATAACATCCTTAAGGATCGTATGAAGGATGCGAGAGAGACCCTTAAGGACTGTGATCATGAGTTAGCAATGTCAGAGAGGAGTATGGATCTCCAACGGAAGACTATTTCTAACATGGAGAAGATGAGTGATGAGCATAAAGAGAAGATGATGAAGAGAATGGGTGAGGTAGACCATAGAATACGTGAAAATCAGGATGAAGCAGAGGAATATGGTAAGAAGATAGGTCGAATGTCAGACATACAGAAAGAGTATGATGAGATGAAGGACATGAGGGTAAGGATTCAGGGTAATTTAGAGAAGTCAGAGAAGGATATCAAGTTTTTATGGGAGAATGACACCTGTCCTACTTGTTCAAGACCACTAGATGAGAAACATATACTAGTTGATGAGGCACAGGAGAGACAGGAGAAGTTTAGTAAGGGTGTTGCTGTCATTACTGACGCACTTAACCGAGGACATCAGCAAATAACAGAGTTAAGATCATTTGCAGACAAGATAAATGCTAATAATCATGAGATTAAGGCACTTCAAAAGGAAATGAATCAGTTGTTGAAGGATGTCAATGCAGAAACACCTAACATCGATGATGAGAGAGCAATATTAGAGCAGTATGAGGATAAACATTCGGCCATTTCACATGACTGTGCTGAGGTACATAAGGAGCATGACAATTTGAAGGTGGTTGGTACCTTATTGAAGGACTCTGGGATAAAAAGTAAGATCATTAGCAAATTTGTACCAATTATTAACAAAAGTATAAATAAATACTTACAATCAATGGACTTCTTCGTCAACTTCACCCTTGATGAGGAGTTTAATGAAGTTATTAAGAGTAGATTCCGTGATGACTTCTCCTATGCATCCTTTTCAGAGGGTGAGAAGCAAAAGATTGACCTAGCACTGCTCTTTACATGGAGAGACGTTGCTAAGCTCAAGAATTCTGCTGCAACCAACCTCCTTATCCTTGATGAGGTGTTTGATTCCTCTCTGGATGACCAAGCAACCGATGAATTGATGAAGATTCTGAAGGGATTGGGTGAGAATGTTAATTTATTTGTCATTTCCCACAAAGGAGAGCTACTTCTTGATAAATTTGAGAAAACCCTCCGTTTCGATAAGGTCAATGATTTTTCCAAACTGGCAGCATCATAGTAAGAAGGATGCTAAACGGACGTTGAAACCTCAAGCACTGAGGTCCGCCCGTGAAAGACGAAGACACTTAAAGAAGTGTCTACTTGGACCCCCAAAGCACCCTAGGGGGTCTTATACTGTTCATATACACACGAGATCACATGCAGAATCAAGAAGTTAAAGGAAACTTAGCAAGACTACTAGCAACGGAGAACCTTATCGTTGAGCATAGGGTAGTAGAGACTGCATCCTTTGATGTTGATCGCAGAGTATTGGTTCTACCCATCTGGAATGTGTCTAGCACCGTATATAATATGCTAGTGGGTCATGAGGTAGGTCATGCACTCTTCACACCCAACAAAGACTGGGGTGATCTATCAATACCTAAGTCTTACATCAATATTACAGAGGACGCACGTATAGAGAAGTTGATGAAGAGAAAATTCCCTGGTCTTGCTAAGGATTTCTTCAAAGGATACTCACAACTGAATGATCAGGACTTCTTTGATCTCCAAGACACAGAAATCGCTAAGTTAAATCTTATAGACAGAATTAATCTACATTATAAGGTAGGATCATATCAATTGATACCATTTAATGACGCTGAGATAGGTCTCAGAGACGCTGTAGGTGGCACGGAAACATTTGAAGAGGCAGTTGCTATTGCAGAAGCAATTTATGAGTATGAAAGAGCAAAGAAAGAAGAGGAGAAAGTATCGTCACTCGCTGGTAAAAAGGATACTGAAGACCTTAATATAGAGGGCATTCCTGGTGATAGTTCATCAGAAAAACAGGGTGAAGAGGGTCCAGGAGCACAGAGTGAGCAACAAGAAGAGTCTGAAGAAGGTGAATTTGAGGGTAAGAGTAATGAAGATTTACTTGAAGAGTTACTAGGTGGTGATGAAGCAGGTGATCTAGACTCTAAGACTGACAAAGCACTAGCACAAAACTTAGCAGACCAAGCAAGTAAGCAAGAGCAAGATCGTCCTAAGTATCTTGAGGTTGATAGTGTAGACCTTAAGCATCATGTGATAGATTCTCATACTATAAACAAACTATCTCATGAGTATTGGGGTAATGCTCAGTTTACTGACCCAAACAATGACTTCTACAGGACACTTGACTTCAGTGTTGTTGATGCTGAGTATCGTAAGTTTAAAAGAGAGTGCTCACGTGAGGTAAACTATCTCTCTAAAGAATTTGAGATGAAGAAAGCAGCATCTGCATATGCTAGAGAGCAAATTGCAAAGACTGGTGTCCTTGATACTGCTAAACTTCATACCTATAAGTTTAATGATGACATCTTTAAGAAGGTAACAGTAAGAAAGGATGGTAAGAATCATGGATTGATCTTCTTACTAGACTGGTCTGGATCTATGGCAGAGTATATTCATGACACAATGAAGCAGTTGCTTTCATTATGTTTCTTCTGTCGTAAATCAAACATTCCATTTGATGTTTATGCATTTGTGCAGGATGGACAGTACTTCCCTGAGCAACACAACAGAGATGATTGGAAAGGAAGAGTTGATACATTCTATGTCCCAGATCATTTCTTCTTATTAAACTACTTAAACAATAAGTTAAACAGTGCTACCTTTGATAAGTATGCACGTGACTTATGGAGAGTGACATACATGTATGAGTCACGTTATGGAATGATGAGAAAGCAGTGGGACTGGACTAATCCTAATCCAACTCCTGATGCTATTCCTAATCACTTACAGTTGGGTGGCACTCCTCTTAATGAAGCAGTTGCTTGTCTTCAAACTATCATCCCAGAATTCCAAGCAAGGAATAAGGTTGAGAAAGTGCATGTATCTATCTTATCTGATGGTGAAGCAGCATACTCTGCACAGTGGGTAGAGACTGAGTGGAATGGTAAGAAACAATTACATAGATCTTCTATCAGATATAATACATTCATTAGAGATAGGAGATCTGTAGGACTTATGCACCAACTCATAATCAAGAATGGCACTGGCACCACTAAGCAGTTACTACAATATCTTAAAGGTAGATTCCCTCAGTGTAATTTCTTAGGGTTTAGAATCTGCACACCTCGTGATCTCTATAGGTATCTTGGTCAAGAGATTCCTTATGAGAAGGTGCACATCTATAAGAATCAGTGGACTAAAAACAAGTCATGCTGTGCATCTATACTAGGATTCCAAGAGATATACTTCATGTCTTCTAAGAATTTGAATGTAGACACTGAGTTTGATCCTAAGTCTGACTCTAAGGCAGATATTAAGAGAGCATTTACTAAGTCTCTTAAGAATAAAGCAAACAATAAGAAGATATTATCTTCATTCATTGCACAGATAGCATGATCCTATTCAAGCAAGACCATTATAAAGTTAATGTTTCTTGGGATGATGTGATAAAGAAGCTAGATAGTGAGTTCACCGAGGGTTCTCACTATCTTCAAGTTTCTGGACCGCCATCAGAGTTTCATCCGAGAGTTGGCGTTGTATGTCATAACAATCATTTTCCTGGTAGTATTGGTGATCTAGTGAGGTTAGTACAACCTGACCTTGAATCTAAATATGATTACTGTGACGTTGATATGTACGTTTCATTCTGTAAAGATGCTTGCAGTCATGGTAGACACTGTGACGACAAGGATGTTTTAATTGTACAAGCAATAGGGAGAATGGAGTATGGATTCGATGATGGGAGAATATTTGTGTTGGATCCTGGCGATAGTATATTCATACCAGAAGGGGTATATCACAACCCTACTGTCCACAGTCCAAGAGCAACAGTTAGTTTTGGATTACTATGAATATATTCGCAGTAGATGAGGAGCCAGCACTAGCAGCATTCCAATTACCAGACAAATACATTGTCAAGATGCCAGTAGAGACTGCACAGATCATTGCATTGGTCTTTTCTAAGTGGCATTGGAATGTAGGACCAGTATTTAAAGCAAATAATGAGGTCTATAACGTGGAGAAGGGTGCGTTTAGAAACCACCCATGCACTAAGTGGGCAGCAGAGAATGATGATAATTTACAGTGGTTATTCCAACATGGTATATCATTATGTAATGAATATGAGTCTAGATATGGTAAGAAACATGCTTGTGAGAGGAGTATAAGACTCGCTGCTCTAACTCAGATGGATAATGGATGCCCTGAGCATCACACTCCATTTGTTAGGGCAATGCCTGATGCTCTAAAGTATCGTGATGACATTGATACTGTCACTGCATACAGGATGTACCTCAGCACTAAGCCATGGGTCTTAGATAATTACCGTGTGCCAGAGAACAAACCGTCATGGCTACCTGCACAACCCCTTGATCTTGGACTATAATAAGTGTATACAAAACAAAGACATCAATGCCTGTAAAAGTTAACGTCACTACCGAAGACATTAGAGACTACCTAGTAGGAGAATTCGGAGTAAATGTAAAGACACCTGAATTACTTAATGCATGTGACCATTTCGGTCTTGCATACCAAACAGTATCAAAATACATCAACAAATATAAAGTTAAAAGAGGGGTCTGGGATCTAACAGTGGCCGAAGCAAAGCAGCAACTAGAGAAGACAGTATCCTTAGTTGCAACTGAGGTTAAGTCACTAATACCAGAGAAGGATAACCACTTCGTACCCTTTGGTAACTTCAATGACTTAAAGAAAGTCTTAACATCTAAGGTATTCTATCCTATATTCATCACTGGTCTATCAGGTAACGGTAAGACCTTTGGTGTAGAGCAAGCCTGTGCTCAGGCAAAGAGGGATCTTATCCGTGTAAACATTACTGTGGAGACTGATGAAGACGATCTTATTGGTGGGTTTAGGCTTGTGGATGGGAACACAGTTTGGCATAATGGACCTGTCATTGAAGCACTGGAGAGAGGATCAGTCTTGTTACTCGACGAAATTGACCTTGCTTCTAATAAAATCCTCTGCTTACAATCCATCCTTGAGGGCAACGGTGTGTTCCTAAAGAAGGTTGGTCGTTATGTAAGACCTGCTGAGGGATTCACAGTGGTTGCTACTGCTAACACTAAGGGTAAAGGATCCGAGGACGGACGATTCATAGGTACAAATGTATTAAATGAAGCATTCTTAGAGAGATTCCCCATCACCTTAGAGCAAGAGTATCCTTCTGCTAAGACAGAGATCAGAATGCTCAATAACTATTGTAAGGAGTTGGATTGTTGTGATGATAAATACATTGCCAACTTAACTACATGGGCAGAGATTATCAGGAAGACCTTTAATGACGGTGGCACTGATGAAGTTATCTCTACACGTAGATTAGTGCATATTATTCGTGCTTATGCTATCTTTAGTGATAGGGTAAAGGCAATCAAGGTGTGTCTAAATCGTTTTGATGACGAGACAAAGCAGTCATTCTTAGAATTATATGATAAGATAGACAATGAGGTGGACATCGAGAACCTTGACACGGTACTAGCAAACTGATATGATACCAGTATGAAATACAGAGAAGACGATACGATCAAGGTGGTGCAGGATTACATATCCAGCACCTACCGATCACACTACTCTAACGAAGAGAAGGGGGTCCAAACTCTAGACCTCCTTGAGGCAATAGGATCAGCAGAGCACTTCTGTCAATCCAATATCATTAAGTATGCATCTCGTTACAAAAAGAAGAGTCAGCATAAGAGTGACGTGCTAAAAATCATTCACTATGCTATACTATTATATTATTTCTCAGGTACCTCATACCCTGATGATAAGACCGTCGCAGAACCCACTCCCGCAGAATTTATAGATTATGACTAATACCAATCGACCAACTGGCATTCAAGAAGGAGGTGTCCCAGTCGATTTCAAGACTAACATCTCACTGAGTAAGAAGACTATTGAAATTCTTCGTAACTTCAGTACGATTAATAAGTCATTGATCATTGAGCCTGGTAAGTTTATCCAAACTATGTCGGTCAATAAGAATATTATTGCACAGGCACAGATTACAGAGCATATACCTGAGCAGATGGCGATCTATGATCTACCATTGTTCTTAGGAGCACTGTCTCTATTCAAAAGCCCAGTGTTATTCTTCCCAGATAAGAAGAAGGTCATCATTTATGATGAGGATACTAAGGGTAAGACTACATTCTATTACAGTGACCCTGAGATCATTGTAACTGCACCAGAGTTTAATCCTAATCTTCCTGAGCAGGAGTTTATGTTTGACTTACCTCAGACTGATATCACACAGTTGATGCAGGCTGCTAAGGTATATGGTGTAGAAGATCTATGCATCAATGGATACCAAGGTGAGTATAGTATATGTGTAAGAGACAAGAAGAATACTACTTCTAATGTATTCTCATTACCTCTTAAGAAGATTAACTTCAATCAGGGTCTTGATGAGAAGACTGGTCAACCATATAAACTTACTCCAGAGCGTCAGACATTCTGCTTCTGCTTTAAGGTAGAGAATCTTAAGTTGATTGATGCAACTTATCACGTGACACTTAGCAATAAAAACATTGCTAACTTTAATTCACTGTCACACAGTAACATTAACTACTTTATAGCACTGGAGCCTAAGTAATGTTTTTATGGGTAGAGAAGTATCGACCAACTACAATTGAAGAATGCATCCTACCTGAAGATACTAAAGCAGTATTCAAAGGATTCCTAGAGCAAGGGGAGATTCCAAACCTCTTGCTCTCTGGATCTGCGGGGGTAGGTAAAACCACAATTGCTAAGGCATTATGTGATGAGTTAGGAGCAGATAGTTATGTCATTAATGGGTCTGATGAGGGTAGATTCCTGGACACTGTACGCAATCAGGCAAAGACCTTTGCTTCTACTGTTTCTCTTACATCTGAATCAAGTCATAAAGTTATCATTGTGGATGAGGCAGATAATACAACGCCAGATGTCCAACTATTATTACGTGCGTCGATTGAGGAGTTTCAAAAGAACTGCAGGTTCATATTCACGTGTAACTATAAGAATAAAATCATAGCACCACTGCATAGTAGGTGCTCAGTAGTTGATTTTGGTATTAAAAAAGACAAACAGAAGCTTGCTGCTGCATTCTTTGGTAGAGTGTGTGAGATCCTTAAGAAGGAGAGTATTAAGTTTGAAGAGAAGGTAGTAGCAGAGGTAGTAACAAAGTATTTTCCAGACTTCCGTAGGACTCTGAATGAATTGCAGAGATATTCTGCTACAGGTGCTATAGATGCTGGTATATTATCTTCTGGTCAGGAGTTTAGTGTAGAGAAAGTAGTAGGTCACCTTCGTAAGAAGGAGTTTACTAACATGAAGAAGTGGGTTGCTCAGAATATGGACAACGAACCACAAGTTATCATGAGGAAAATATATGATAACCTTTATAACTATTTTGATCCCAAGTCTATCCCTGAAGCAGTGTTGATCATCTCTGAGTATCAATACAAGTCTTCCTTTGTGGTAGATCAGGAGATTAATCTCGTCGCATTTATGACAGAGTTAATGATGAGGTGTGACTACAAATGATTCCAATAGAAGTAATACCTTATGAGGATCCAACACCTATCGTAAGACAAGCACAACAAGCAACTAAGGAGGACTATCCTTGGTGGTGGAATGAGCATGGATGTGAAGGCACATGGTGGCCACCTGAGTTGGGAGAAGTATGTAGAGACTTAACATGAGACAGGACTATCAGACACAACCTATGTTTCCTATCAGGTGCTTTAGTTTTAAGGCACCTGTTGGTCTGACTAAGGATACTCTAGCGAAAGCAGAGAAGATGGCATATAAAAATTATAATGCTGAGTATGG